AGGCGCAGGGTAATGTTACTATGCCAGTAGCCAAAGATCCTATGCGCCACAGGGGTAACTCGTATCCATTCAACGGGTACGTGTAGACTTTCGGGGAAAGGGGTATCACTGACCCAATATACTTTTGTTGCAGGGGTATTGGCCAAAGTGCTTTTGACTGCTCGAACCGCACCTGCGTAGTTTTGTGTTTCAACACAGCTTATACTCAATGTCATAGCTGTAATTATACAGCCTTATCTGCAGAGAATCAAATACTGAGACTGATATCGGTTAATTTTACCTTGGACTGCATCAAGATGCCCACAGCACCAAGATTGCGTAGGTTTTTAAACACTAGATTTGGAGTGCCAAATTCACCGGAAATTTTCAAGCCTTGCTGACGATAATTGCGTAGCATGTCTATAACACCTTCTACGGTCTCTAGGTCTTGACTTGCCACGGCTTCTTTAATATCTTTGAGCCATTCGATGGTCTGTTCACTTACTTCACCTTCGTCCCAGTGTGCTATACGTTTTTCAGGTTTGTGTAACCATTGGTCTTTGAGCAGACTGTAGGTGCTACCGTTGACTGGCTTGTCTTCATCTTCTACGTAGACTTCTACCGGTATATTATGAATATTAATGTCGTGACGTAATTTCCATAGTTTACGTTTAGTGTCAAACAGATCTTCTACAGGTTCGTCACAGCTTACATCTTTAAAGGGCACGATTAAGTGTAGGTCAATATCACTTAAATCTGTGTAGTTATAGTTGGCCTGACTGCCGGTAATCTGCACATCCATAAGAGGCGCATCAAACTCCAAGAACTGATAAAATTCTTTGGCTATTCTGAGTAGGGCAACATTAACTTCTGGGCGTAGTTGATTATCATCATCCCATAGTTTAGAGTTAAGCTCACTATGTAGTTCTATAACTGGCAATTTATCTGTCATACTGGATATTTATGCGGTAAATAATTGTATGCTACTCGAAAACTATAAAGGGCGATTGCTTATTGCTCAGCCCAAAAATAAAGGAAACATCTTCGAAGAAGGTGTAGTTCTTATGGTCAATCATACACAACGAGGATCCTGGGGTCTTATGATTAATAGACCAATTCAAGATAAGGATTTTTGTCTTGCAGATATCCTAGAACACGTGGGTATGGAAAACTCAAACTATATCAATGCTCCCTTATACGTAGGAGGGCCAGTTGAAAAACAACGGGTTTGTATTGTTCATAGTAATGATTGGGCCAGTTCTACCACAGTAGAAATTACACCGACAATTTCAGTTACTACAGATATAAGCATCTTGGCAGCACTATGTGATACACATGGTCCCGAAAAATATAGAGTAGTATGCGGAGTAAGCGCATGGGCACCTGGACAATTAGAAGGCGAAATGAAAGGGGAAGAACCCTGGACAACGCAACATCAATGGCTTACTTTACCAGCCACTGACGAATTTGTATTTGATTTAGAACCCGAAGCACAGTGGGCACACTGTCTTGCTGGCGCAGTACACCTAGAAGTTAAAGAATGGTTTTAATCTTTTTCTACGTTAAGGGTTGCCAGCATAGCACGTAATTTGCTTCCACCTACGTCAGCTTTAACTTTGGGCACATTAATTCCTTGCCTAGGATTAACTTCTAATATTTCCCCAGTTTCTGGATCAGTTGTGGTAGTCACTGCACTAGTTCGTTTAAGCCCTGCAACAAGATTGCTAGTAGTTGATGATTTGTAACCACCACCCTGGCTTAAACTACGTGTATCCTCTTCTTCACCCAAATCTGTAATACGCAAAGTATCTACGTTAAATTCCAAATCGACTTTTTGTCCAACACCGCTTGAACTGCGTGTCTTCATAAACTGTATTTGAAAGCGCCCACGTTCTTTCATAGCCCTGCTGGTAAAGATACCAATAACGTTGTCTGCTGTCATGATCTTACTCAAACCACCTGAGATGTGACTGTGATCAAATTCAATTTCTTCAACAGCACTTCGGTTAAGTTGTGATGCTGTAACAGTAATGCATTGTGTTTCCATAGCCAAATTGCGAATCTCTTCAGACACATATTTGTCTTTTACAAACAGATCGCTAGGACTTACCTTCACACTTAAAGGCATCATTAAATCAAGGTAATCTATTAAAATTACGTCTGGTTTCACGCCTTTTTTGACCTGATATTCCTTCAAATAGGCTCGAATATCGTTACAATTTTTACCCGAGGGCATATACTTGATCTGTATACTACCTGCCTTTTTTCCGATCATTTTAACCTTCATTTCTACATCGTCTAGATTCTTAAAAATCTCTCGAGTAGTAACTCCGGTCATCATACTGTCAATACGCATGGCCACTAAATTTTCTGCCAATTCAAAAGTAAGATAAAGCACATTCAATCCCATCTGTGCCCAATTAACTCCTAGATTAGCCAGGAACAAACTCTTACCGCCACCTGACCCGGCACAGAAAATATTCAATTCACCTCTATTAAATCCGCCATACAACTTCTTATCAATCCCCGGCCAACCTGTGCTTACTTGCCCATTGCTATTTTTAAGTGCTTCAAGTCTACCACGTGGGTCATCAAAATAATCTGTACCCATATCTTTATTCAAACTAATTTGAATGGCATCTTTGATTAATTTTTCAACAGGGTTGTAGTCTCCCTTTTCCAACATATCTGCCGACTCAAGAATTGCTCTTTCTAACCCCTTGTGTCTGCTAAACTGTTCAAACTCATCCATTAGCCAGTTGTAGTTTTCTCGAGGTAATTCTACAGAATTTAAATCCGTGCCGCAACTAGCATTAACAATGGTTGTGTCAGGGATAACTTTGTAATCATCTACATATTTTGTTAAAAACTCCGCAGTTTTTTGTAGTCGTTGGTCAAAGTTTTTTGGGTCAAAAATATTTTGGCATCTAGCAAATGTTTCCGCATCTGATAGAAACATTTCTAGATATAGTTTTTGTATATCGTAATTATAATTTGGTTTATCCATTGAGGCCTTCTAATTTTTTCTTGAGTAGTTGTATTTTTATCTCGTTACGTTCTCTGTAATGAAGGATTGTGGATAGTGTATACAACCTACCATATCGTTTCACTGCGTCTGCAACATCTTTAATATCGTCATCCCACGGAGGCATACTTACTGACCATCCGTGAGCAAGGGCCGCCTTTATCATTTTAGCCCCGGGCTTATCTTTGTCAGGTACAACGATAACTTCTCGCTGTAACATGTTCAGTCTAGTTGCCTGTGTATCATTAGGCTCATTATGCATTATAGCACACCCATCGACAGCAATAGCATCAAATTGTCCTTCAACAACTATAACATATTTTCTATCTGCCGTTTGTGTATCTATATTAAACACATAGCCAGGTTGTGCATCTGTAAGATACTTTGGTTTACCTTCAGTTATTTTACGTCCAGTATAACCGACTATCGCGCCGTCTTGATAAAATGGTATAATAACTCGATCTATATATCCTGCTGCCGGAGACCACATCCAATTATACCAATCAAGTTCCATACCTCGACCTAAAATGTATTCTACTATTTTTCCAAGGTCTTCTGCTATGTCAGGCAAGTATGCGGTACTGATCCATTCTATTACTGGTAAGGTTGCTTCTGGTAAGTCTACTTGGTGTAAATTAAAGTCCAAAGGTTTTTCAACCTTGGGCATATCCTCTTTGTTCTTTAATGCTTCTAATCCTAGCTTCTGTATTTCAACTTCGGGCAAACCCATCCAGGAAAGAAGATTTTTAGTGTTCTTGCTTAATAATTTTCCAGGAGTCCATCCTGCCTTAAAATTACAGTTGAAACAATGATATTGGAAACCGTCGTTGTTAAACAGCATTCCGCCGCGCTGTCTCTTGTCTGGAGAGTTTCCATTATGGTGACAGCAAGACGCATTGAAACTGATCCACCCGCTAGGAGTTGATTTTCGTTTAGGAGGTAGTAGGTTCTGTACCGTTGCTTGAATCAGATTCATGCAACAATTTTAGCATCTATATAGAGCTTTGTCAAAAGTTCCGGAGTAAGTAGTATTGCCGTTTTGTTGTGTAGTAGGATCTTTTGCCGGAATGTATTTGATTCGAACATTGGTAAAAAGCCCTGTAAAATTCACATAGTCAACACCTGTAAAATCATTATAAGTCTTTTGATCGATTACCGCATAGTTTCCAAAAAAGCCAGGGGTGTTTTCTAATGTCGCCTCGACAATTACTTGACCTTTAAATTTAGTCATGTATTTGGCAACAGTATGAAGGCCAGCTGAGGACTGGTTCAGGGGTCTTATATTTCCGCTGTACCATTCCCATTGTTGTTTGGACGGGTCCGGATTATATGTTCTTAAAAAATCAACCACGTTAACGCTGGGTAACAATTTAGGATACACTTCTTCTTTAAGTTCTAGTATGCCTGCAACATCATAATAGGTATTAGAATATGCAGGAGAATAACTACCATCCGTTTCTTCTTTAACAATAGAAAAATTATAAGTTTTAGTATCAATAGTAATAGTATCTTTACTATCCAACACAACTTCTGCCAATCCTTTAAGGGCATTAGTTGTAGTAGATGCATTGTCAAGTACTGTAATAGGTTTCTTAAGAACTAACTTTCTGTTTTCTTGATCAAAAACATTTAAATAAAACTGCTGTCCATTTATACTAACCTTTTTTTGATCAGAATTTTTGAACTGAATTTGAATAGTGTTTTTTACACCTTTCTGTACTTTAATAGGGCGTTGATACATAATTTGATGTATTCCTCTGTTATTGTCCAGATCTAGTATAACTTCGAACAAATTGGAATATAAATAGACTGGTAAATTTTGCATATCGGTATTTATTATAAAGCATGACTACAAGCGAGAGCTTCCAAGCAAACTATCCTTTTATGACCTGTCTCCGTTGTAACGACACGGAATATTTAGGTATTGTTATCAATCACGATAATCAAGTAACAAGCATGTACGACTATGCTGTAATCAAATCTATTGGACTGCAAAATCCTTTTTTAGAACTCGGAGATGTCTGGTGGTGGGAAAGCAATCGAAAGATTCCTATTAATATTTTTTTAAAAATAGATATGATTGATTTTAGACCGTTTATTAAAACATTTAACAGTAAAGACGTTGAGATTCTCTTTGGACCCACTGTAAGCCTAGGAGAAATAGCAGAAAAACGTATTAAACGAAAATCAATACAGCTAGTAAGAAATCCTAAAAAATTTAGAGTTAACTAAATCCGTAGCTGATATTTTCACAGATTAAATTCATCTGTACAACAATGGCAACAGAATAGGCCATGGCATGAGCCTTTTTAAAATAATATTCTTCACCCGTTGGTTTCGTCCAAACTTCCGTCATCACCGTAGTCCAGTCTTTCCCAATCAGATAACGTTTCGCAGGTCTGATCATTGCTAGTACCGCTGCCAATTGCTCTATAGACTTTGGCTTGCTTTGTCTCAGAATAGACCCATGCCCATTCACATGGAACAGCAGTTGGGTAAAATCGTCTTGTTCTAGTAGATCCCATAATGGTTCAGTCTCCATAAGTTGAATAAGATGTGCTTCATCTTTAACGCCGCTATACATACCAACATTTAAAAAATCAATTTTAAAATATCCTCTTTGTTCTGCTTCTTTATATTCAATACTACTTAATCCAGTTAATGGATTGTACGGAATAGCAGTACAATATACTCCAGTATTGTGCTTTTTAAAAGTTCCGTCTTTATCTTGTATTGATGCAGGAATAGTCTTTATTAAATTAAGTGCATGTGATCTATCAGCAAAGTCGATGTCAATATCTGGCATTACAATTCTCCACTCTCTGCTAGTTTTAATATAAGACTATAATGCTCGTAGGCTTTCTTTACTGCTGGATATTTGTCTTTCAAATATTTTTCGTGTTCTTTTTGTTCCATTAGTGTTTCAAACATTCTGTAATGCCCTTGCTTCCTCATATTGTTAAACACTTCTGATTCAAAGTCTGCAATACGTTCTAATTCACTTTGTGCAATCTCTACAGTATACAAGGGTTCGCTGTCATTTACAATATCTACAAGGGAGACTTTATTAAAATCCATAGGATCTCTAAAATACTGCATGTTAATTCTTTGATAACGATGTGCTCTTTTATTTGTATCAAGAACTCGGATTCGATGTTGCTCGCAGAACTGTCTTATATTTTCTTGACTCATTCTATTCCCGCCTCATCACATATTTCTTTTACTAAAATTATATCAGCAGGAACCTGTTTGAATTTTTTAAGCCAAAACGGTAAATCAAATGCCGGTGCAATTAAATCCAATTGTTCATTGCTAAAATTATTTAACATCTTTTTACCTGATGCACAATTGAGTAATAACCAAGGACTGATTTTTCCGTTTCTTATATCGTGTACTGCTCGATTTAAATTTACATAATTGAAATAATGATTAAACTGTGCTTGACTTACATCGCCCCATTCCATCATTGTTTGCAAAGATCTTTGTACTGCACTTTCAACTGGTTCAGTTTTTATCATCTCATAAAGATAAGTCTCATACAGTTCGTCTCTGCACCATTGGTCTAGTTTAACACCGCTTTTAATAACATAGTCCATGAACTTATCAGGATATATGGGCATGACATTATTAATAAAAGATCCAAACTTAACAAACGCATTATAGTAAGGGCTCTTTATAAAATCGTCATAGGTCTTGTCTTTTTTAGCACCTTGAGTGAGTCTAAAGAATCTATTAAAGGCCATCATGCCTGCCTGAACACGCTTTTCATCTTTCTGCATTGCTCGTCTTTTGTTTTCACACATGTGAGCATACAAGGTCTTTTCTTTCATAAAGGCCTTGTTACAATGGACGCAGTTAAATGGTTGTTCGGCCAATTGTATCATTCTACAGATTCGTAAGTGGCTTCAAAAATATCCGGCTTGCAAGCATAAAATTCCCCTTGCACTCCTTTAATAATCCAATCGCCCTCTGTGGCGATATGTTGTACTTTTAAATGTACTCCATCTTCTAACGTACCGATTTCTGCTTCACCTAATGCTGTAGGGTGTCGAGCTTTTTTAATAGTACCTAACGCACTGCCACAGAATTCTTTAATGTTAGCAATACCTTCAGTTGAGTATATAAATTGAACTGCTTCAATCACTACTGGTTTTTTACGGAATTTCATTCATACTCCTTACGCTGTTTTTTATCAAAGCCCATACTGTCAAACAATTCTTCCTTGTCTGTTTTATCCATTAAAGATGCCCATACACGAATATCATCTATCTTCATGGCAGGATGTAACTCTGCTAATAATTTTTCTATCTTAACCGCCTTGGTCTTTTTTCCAGCGGCAATGTACGGATGATAAGCTGATACACCAACACCTATTGATGCAAATAATTTCCATAATAAGGGTTTATGATCCTTACTTAATAACCAATGATTTTTATTAATTAATTCATTAGTCATTTCTAGGAAATGTTCTTGTACATCTCTGTCCCCTTGAACACTTGCGGCATATCTCATAAGAATAAACGGACTAAACTCTTTCTTTTCTTCCGGAGTTAAATTATCATAAAAATTATAATCTTTATGATCAATTGCATACAGTTCTCGTTTTATATCAAGTTTCGCCATTGTTAGGTTTTAATCCGTTGCTGTGTCTATCAGTTGTTTTATCTAAATCTTGGAACAGTCGTTTTTCCTGTTGTGTTAACTTGTCCTTATGCGTTTTACGTGGATTACCACATAGCTGTTTAACAGCGCTAGGATTGTACTCACTAACTCGATGTTCTTTGGCTATCTTTGTTTGTTTTTTAATTGCAGTTTCGTCTGCATGAAGCCGTTTACTGTGATTGAATTTGTCCTGCTCGTGACTCATTTTCTGCCCTTTCAATAAGCTCTCGAAGAATACTTTCAACTAATTGATTAAGAGTTACATCTTTTTCATGCGCCCTTAACATAAGCTGAAACAACTCTTCTTTCGGCAAGTCAATTGGTACTGATTCACGACCATCTAAAATTTCTTCATCCATTTGCTGTCTCCTTGGTCAAGTAATACAACAGTTTAACACGATCAATTGCCTGTTGTAAAGTATGATTTTCTCCGCCGGCATCTAATATATCAATCCATAAGTCCATATTATGCTTGATGTCTAACGGATCTCTGCGTTTAGGTAAATTATAACCAATTACAAATCGTTCGCCGTCTTGATAATACCCGTAGGTAGTGTTGCCTTCGGTTGAATATGTAATCTGCTCGTTTGGTCTTAAATTTCCCATTTTACCAACATTTGGTATAATCAACAATTTCACATTGACGACTTACTTCTTTAACA